CCGTACAAGAGTTGTCGGCTCAAGTAACAACTCTACAACAAGAACTAAAAACCATAAAAGGAGAATAATATGGCAGTAACTAAAGAATGGGTATCAGCTAAACCTAAAGTAAATGCTGATGGTAATGTAACAGAATGGTCTGTTGAGTATAAATATACTGATGGTGACTTTTCTCATACATTTAGTAAATCTGAAAAGATAGATGCACCATCAAAAGTACCAGGTGATTATACAAAAGTTGAACTGTTGACACTTATGGATGAGGCACATTGGGATGATATGTTTGCAAAAAAACATAACGCACACCAAAACCCACCAGCAGTAGATACAGTTGATAATAGTTTTGATGTTAATAGTTTATCTTAATGGAGAATATTTACGACAGTAATCAAGCTGTTCACATAGATAGATCAACAAGAAAACTTGTCGTAAAGAAATCCCAAGATACTACTAATATCTTAGAAGATAATAAAATAGCTCGTAATCATAGAGCTAACGAACAACGAGGTGACTTTCAACGTATTGCACAAATACCATTGATTGCTTTACAAATTAAAACAAAAGAATTGTTTGGTCACTCTAATTGGCACAAGTTACATAAAGACGATCAACGATCTTTAATAAAAAGAATGATTAACAGTAACGAGTTTCAAAACTTTAGAGTAGGAGATAAGAGGTTATAATGGCGTTAAACAGTTATACAAATTTAAAAACAGCAATAGCTAATTTCCTAGCTAGAGATGATTTGACATCTGAGATAGATGATTTTATTGACTTAACAGAAGCTGACTTTAATCGTAGATTAAGAGTTAGAAGTATGGAAACAGTAGATAGTTCATTTACAGTAGATACAGAAACAGAAGCATTACCTACTGGTTTTTTACAAGCTCGTAGTTTTATACTTACAAGTGCTACACCTGACCAAACATTAGAACTCACAACTGTTTTTCATCAAGCTAATACTGCTGGTTTTGAAAGATCTGGAGTTCCTAGAATGTATTCTATTGAAGGATCAAACTTTAGATTTAGTCCTATACCTGATAGTACATACACAGCCAGGCTTACTTTCTATAAAGCATTTGATAGTATTAATGGTACAACTACTACCAATCATATTCTTACAAATCATCCTGATGTTTACTTATATGGTGCATTATATTTTGCATCTACATTTATAAGAGGAATGGATCAAGCAACTGTTATTCAATTTAAAACACAGTATGAAGCTGCTCTTAAACAAGTAGAAGATGCTGATGAAAAAGATAAATACAATGGATCACCATTGATACAAAGATCAGATATAAATATTAATAACTTTGATAACGTATAATGCAATTACCTTTTGGAGAATGGCTACCTGATTTACCAGATCATACTAATCCTGGTGCAACACAAGCCTTAAATGTATATCCTGCTGTAAATAGTTACAGACCTTGGAAAAGTATTTCTACTACTAGTGGTAATGCTTTAACAGCAAGAGCGCAAGGAGCAGCATCTTTTAAATCAGACACAGGTGTTATCTCTATATTTGCTGGTGATGCTACTAAATTATATAAACTAACATCTAACTCTTTTGTAGATGAAAGTGGTGGTACTACATTCTCTACACCTACTGATGGTCATTGGGATTTTTTAAAGTACGGAGAAGTTGTTATTGCTTTTAATGGTGATGACGCACCCCAAGCCTGGACACTAGATGGATCAACTGATTTTGCTGCGCTTGGAGGATCACCTCCTGTATTTAAACACGCAGCTGTTGTAGGTAACTTTGTTGTTACAGGATATCAACCAACTGCACAAACAACTGTAGCCTGGTCTAGTTTTAATAGTCCTACATCTTGGACTGCTGGTGTTAATCAATCTGATGTAGAAGTTTTACCTGAAGGTGGAGTTATTACTGGTGTTACTGGTGGACAGTATGGATTGATATTTCAAGAGTCTCGTATTACTAGAATGGATTATAGAGGTGGTAATGTTATCTTTTCATTTAGAAGAATAGAAGATAATGTAGGAGCAGTACAAGGTAAGAATGTAATTAAAGTTGGAAACCTTGTATACTTTTTATCTGAAGATGGATTTAGAGTTACTGATGGTTCATCATCTAAACCTATTGGTAATGGTAAAGTAGATCGTTTCTTTTTTAATGATTTAAAATTTGATAAAAGAGAACGAATTAAAGCAACCGCTGATAGAGAAAACAAATTAATATGTTGGTCTTATCCATCTAAAACAGGGACTAACTCTGGTACCCAAAATGATAAAATACTCGTATATCATTATGAATCTAACAGATGGTCATTAGTAATTATAGATCATGAGTATATGATAGATTATCAAACTTCTGGCTACACATTAGAAGAATTAGATGATTATCCAACAGCAGGTGCAAATGATTTAGATGCAATTACAATTTCATTAGATAGTGCATTCTGGTCTGGTGGACTTAGATCATTTGGTGTATTTGGAACAGATCATAAATTAGGAGTGTTTCAAGGCAACTCATTAAAAGCTGAAATAGGTACAGGTGAAACAGAAGTATTTCCAAACAATCGTTCACTTGTAACTCATGTAAGACCAATAATAGATACTGATGAAGCTACAGGCTCTTTAAGTTTTAGAGATAAGATTGCAAGTACTTCATCAACTACAAGCGAAAACACAATGCATTCTACAGGAACAATTCCGTTTCATAAGTCTGCAAGATATTTTAAATTTAACATACAAGTTCCAGCAAACAAAGAGTGGAATGATGCACAAGGACTTGATGTAGAAGCAATTAAAGAAGGTTATAGATAATGACACAATTTGACGATTTAGTAGCAAAGTATAGAAACTTAACTTATGGTAGATTAGCGAGTAACAATCCTTCTGCTATAAAATCTTTATTAGAAACAACAGATAAATCTATTTCTAATCCTCAGTACTTTGGAAACATAGATCCTCGTCAACAACAATACCTTGATACCCCATCAGGATTAATTGCACAGAATAGATTTAGAATAGATCCTGAAACAGGTATTCCTATATTTGAAACACCAGCATCTGAATCTATCAAATCAGGAAGTGTAACATCAGGAAGTGGAACATATGATCCTAATATAGATTATGGAGATCCTGGTTATGCAGGTGTTATACCTGTAGATCCATTAATTGGAACAGACCCAGTACCTACTTTTGCATCACCTGAAAGAGGTGGTGGTGGTCAAAGATTAGGTTCTGGAACTGTAACAGCAGAAGACCAAGGATATGGTTATTCTGGCATACCTGGAGAAGGTGGATCAGCTACATTTAACAATCCAGCTTATGGCTCATCATTATTAGGAACTGGAACAGGAGATACGTTTACCCCAGGTCCTGGAATAGGAAAAGCATATGATGAATATGGAAGATTAAGAAATATTGGTATACCTCAAGATATTGGTTTAAATATGTATAATGCTGCATTTCCTGTAGCAACTGCTGCTACAGAAGTAATTGAAAAATTACCAAGTATTAATATTTTAAAAACATTATTTGGTACAGATAAACCAGAAGATAAACCAACAGATTTTGATTCTGGATATGAAAGCAGTTATGATCCTAATAAACCAGGTTCAGGAGGTTATAAACCAGATCCCAAACCAACACCAGATACTAGACAGCCAGATCAAATCGGTGGTGGTGGAGATGGTGGAGGTAGTACTCCATCTTCAGGACCTTCTGGAGATGATGCTGCTACTGGAAAAGATTCAGGAATGCCAGCAGGAGATTCAGGAGATAAACCAAGAGATGGAGGTAATCCAGGCGGTAATCCAAGTAAAAAAATAGTTTGTACTATGATGAATGAATCTTATGGATTTGGTTCATTTAGAAATGCTATATGGTTAAAATATGCTAAAGATAATTTATCGCCAGAATATCAAATAGGATATCATAAATTATTCTTACCATTAGTTAAATATGCAAAAGGAAATAATAAATCAAATTTACTTGTTAAACATATATTAGAACATATTGCTATACATAGAACTATAGATTTAAAACAACAAATGAGAAACAATAAACGTCATACACTTGGTAGAATATACAGAGCTATACTTGAACCTTTATGTTATATTGTAGGTAAATATGGCAAGTAAACAAAATTTAGAATATGTTTACAACTATCCTGCATATACTTTAGAAGGTATATTATTATCTACATATGAATATCAATTAGTATCAGAAGATATTACCAATCAATTAGTAAGATATCATAACTCTGAAAACCAGGAGGTTGTATCATGGTTTCTTGCATAAACTGTAATCACGAATGTCATTGTGGAAACAATGGACAATGTGCTATATGTAAATGTTCTAACTGCGAACATGAAAACGCATTAGATGAATTTTGGAAAAGAGTAGAAGAAGATGGCTCACACATACAAGAATAGTAAAGTTGATTTAACAACAACAGATATTACAACTGTTTATACAGTACCAACTGATACAACTACAATTATTAAATCTATTATAGTTAGTGAAGATTCAGGTAGTGCTGATGAAATTACACTTACTATTACTAATGGCTCTGATGTTTTTAGTCTTTATAAAGATAAAGCTGTTACAGCAAAACAAACATTAGATTTATTATCAACACCACTTGTTTTAACTACTGGAGAAATATTAAAAGCTACAGCTGCAACTGCTAACAGATTGCATATTATTTGTAGCTATTTAGAAATTACATGACAACACCTGTATATGTACCACAAGAAAAGGTACAACAAGTTTTTCCTATTGTTCATGATTCAATAGATAAAGCATTAAAATATTCTGGTAATCATTTTGTTGTAGAAGATATCTATAACGATTTATTAGAAGGTAAGATGCAACTATGGGTTTTGTGGAATGAAAAAAAGAAACAGAACTTTCAAGGTTGTGGTGTTACCAAAATATTAGAACGAACCAATAGTAAAGTTCTAAATATATTTATTGTGACTGGTCGCAATAGAAAACAATGGCAAGATAAAATGCCATCAGTAGAAGAATGGGCTAAACAAAATGGTTGCACCCATATTGAAACTTATGCGAGGCCAGGATGGTCACGATTACTTAAACAACAAAATTATAAAATAACACACTACTTATTAGAAAAGAAATTGGAGAATTAATATATGTCATCAGGAGGCGGTACTACTCAAACATCTGGAGAAGTAATCCCATACGCACCAACCGAACCGTATTTAGAGGATATACTTCAACAAGCAGAAAACATATATCAAAGTGATGTAGGTAAATCTTATTTCCCATCATCAACTGTTGTACCTTTTGCACCACAAACTCAACAAGCATTGAACTTAACTGAAGCACAAGCATTCGATCAAATGGGTGGTTCAGCTTTATACGATCAAGCAGCTAGTACATTTGGTAATGC